AGAAGAGAAAGACCAGACGACCCAGATTGGGCATACCTTGACGCATTCAATTATTCTGACAGCGGACTAATAGACCATATTTACAAAACTTTTGCAAAAAGGTATAACGAGGGTAGTTTATCGGCTTATTATTTACCCAGCAGAAGTTTTGACGATTATAAACACTTTTCAATATGCAGTATCTGTTGGTGGGGAAAAGACCACATAAGTTGCGGACACATTGAAGAACCCCAGATGGCTTGGGAGTTGCCAAAGTTATTTAAGAGACCAGTTTGGTTTGTGGGAGATGCTTTGCTTTTTCACGCATCTTATCACACTCAAAGAGAGTATTTAGATAAAGTTAGACAACCTTACTATTTAGATTTTTTTAAAAGTATCGTAAAGTAATAAAATAATTAACTTACCACCCTTGTCCTACACCTTTCTGGTAAGTTGGGTGCAGGACTGGGGTAAAACAATATGCCAAGCGGAATATACGAACATAAATTACATCAAGGTTTTCAAAAAGGTCATTCGTTTTATGGCAATATATCAAGGTCAAATTATTTTCACAAAGGAGAACATAATGGAGTTGAGTTTAGGAAGGGAAACAAGAAGTCTGGAAAAGCTTATTCTTGGGATAGTGGTGATAAACATCCATTATGGAAAGGAGATAGTGTAGGATATGGTGCACTTCATTCTTGGGTAAAAAGATGGAAAGGAAAATCGCTTTATTGTGAAAATTGTGGTAAAAACGGAAAGATATTAAAAAGAGTTTGGAGCATAGATTGGGCTAATATAGACCATAAATATCGCAGGGTTTTAGAAGATTATATTGGTTTATGCAAAAGTTGTCATAAATTATATGATATTGAAAATAATTTAAAAAAATGAAATCAAGCAAAAAATTAAAGGAATGTTTGGACGCCCATATAGAAGCAGTGGTTCAAAATGATGAATACAAAATTAAAGAACTTTATGCTGTTGACAAAGACATAGAATATGTTATTGACTTAGGAGCAAATCTTGGAACATCTGCTTTCAAAATTCAAACATTTTATCCAAAGGCAAAGATATTAGTTTGCGAACCAGAACCTGAGTTGATGAAATATGCTAAACTGAATACAGGAAACAAGTTGACTTATGTTCAAAAAGCCATAATCGGAGACGATAGGAAAGAGGTTATATTTAATGTTTGTAAGTGGGCAGGGAACGGACATGTTGACGGACATTTCAGATGGGATTTATATGCCCCAATGGGTTCAAAGAAAGTAGGAGAGATTAAAGTTCCAGCTTGCACCCTGAAAGACTTAATTGACGAATATAACTTCCCACGAATAGATTTACTCAAAATAGACACCGAAGGAATGGAGTCAGAGATATTGAGAGCATACAAACCATACTTAAATAATGTAAAATACATTAGAGGAGAATGGCACGGGGACAAGGAGAAGAGTTTGATTAGAGAGATACTACAAGACACCCACGAAGTTTTAATGGAAAGTATAATGGAAACCAATGGGGGAATATTTGCAGAAAGGCGGAAAGATTTAGATGTGCCAAAGGTTCTACCACAGAATGTAAAGCGAGGAATTGTGATAACGACCAGTTTATACACAAAAGATTTCTTAAAAGATTGTTTGGAGAGCATCAAAGACACCACATATCCAATAATTGTTTTGAGCAACGGGGGATATACTCCTAAAATGGATATGTGGAAAGAAACTAAATGGCAAGATTGCAAGTTAATAGTTAATCCTATTAATGGTTGGGAGTTAGCAGGTATTCAAGCTGGAAAAGATGATTTTGATGAATTTTGTCATTTAATGGACACGACAATAGTAAAAGACATATCTATGTTTGATAAGTTATTCGCGATAGAAGGAAATGTTGTCTTGACCAAAGGAAACTTTCATTATATGGGAAAGTTTGAGACAGCACGACTTCCAAACTTACCAATAGTTCAAACCAAAGATGTAGCGATTATGTTAGAAGCACATTGGTTGAAGTATTATAGAGAATTCAATCCTGATTTACCTGTTCAATCTGACATATTCGAAACCAAGTATGGACAAAATAGAATGAGATTAGAGAATCAATATATGGTCAAGTGGAAAGGAACTTGGCAGAGGCAACAAGAGTCAGATTTATTATGAATACAAATAATTCAGTCTAAACTGTAAAATGGGAAATCCAAACGCAAGAGGTAAAATAGGTAATGTCGGAGGCGGGAGGAAAGGTTATGAGTGGGAAGAAGACCAAAAAAAGCAAATGAAAAAACACTTGAATTGGTTTTTTGCTTACATAGATGCTGTAAGAAAAGGGAAGAATACCGAAAGAATGGATAAGCAGTTTGAAAAATTAGAAAGGGTTTTATTAAAGATAATGGATAAACTTCACGCTAATAAGACAGACCTAACAAGTGGAGGAGAGACAATAAAACAAATACCAATTTATGCAACAAAATCTTTACAAAACGACGACAGCGACAACCAAGATATTCAATCTGAAAAAGAGGATTAGAGCTGTTTCGGGTGGCACAAGTTCAAGTAAGACAATATCAATTCTTATATGGTTGATTGACTATGCACAAAGCGTGAAAGACGAAGTGATTACAGTTGTAGGAGAATCAGCACCACACTTAGACTTAGGAGCGATAAGAGATTTTAAGAACATAATGACAGCTCACGGATACTGGGACGACAACAGTTGGCTGGCTGGTAAGAAGTATAGTTTTCCGACAAGAAGTGTTATAGAGTTCATTTCATTTGACAAGTTCGGTAAAGCACACGGGCCAAGAAGAGATATACTTTTCTTAAATGAGGCAGTTCATTTTCCGTATAATATCGCAGACCAGTTGATTACAAGAACACGAAAGATAGTTTGGATGGATTGGAACCCATCAGAAGAGTTTTGGTTTTACACAGAGATGTTGGGCAAGAGAGACGACATAGATTTCTTGGGAGACGGATATTTAGGACCATTAACCTATTTAGACAACGAAGCATTAGACGCAACAACAAAATCAGAAATAGAAGCACACAAAAACAACAAGGAATGGTGGACAGTTTATGGTGAAGGTAAGTTAGGAGTTATTACTACAAGGATTTACAAAGACTGGCAAGTGATAGACGACATACCGCACGAAGCCCGATTGGTAGCAAGGTGGTTGGATTTCGGCTATTCAAACGACCCTTCAAGCATAGGCGATGTCTATGAGCATAACGGTGGCTACATAGTTGATGAGCAGTTGTATCAGAAAGGAATGTTAAACAAAGCATTGGCAAATGTCTTATTGGCTCTTCCTACGCCACAGACACTAACGATAGCAGATTCAGCTGAACCGAAAAGCATTGACGAGATAAGAAGTTTCGGAGTTAATATAGTTGGAGTTTCAAAACAACGAGGTGAGTCAAAGACAGAAACATTTGTTAAGTGGTCAATAGGCAAGGTTCAGAACCAAAGGATTTCAATAACACGAAGAAGCTTCAACACCTTAAAAGAATATCGTAATTATTTATGGATGGTCGATAAGGACGGCAAGATATTAAATGTGGAAGAACCAAGATGTGCTAATCATAGTATGGCGGGAATAAGATATGTTTTGTGCACTCTGATTCCCGATGATATGGAATTAGAAAAAGCCGATAGGTTATTATCGAGACTAAGAAACACAACTAACCAAACAAGGTAATGCTAAATAATACAAGTTCATATTTTCGCCCTAAGTTAATTGACTTCAAAGTGATGGGACTGGACGAAATCACTTCTGAGTTTCTCAACTGGACTTTACAAAATAGAAACAATTTGGAGTTTATCAAGCACTGTAAGACATTAGATTTAGTTTCAACACAAGCGATAATTCATTTTGACCATCTTAAAGTTATCCAAAGGATTGATGACGCATTATGCCACAAAAGGTTTTAGGACTGGACAAAGCATTTGGGTATTGCTATACTTAAAGAGTAAGGGACTTGACAAGCAGTCTGGATAGAATATAATAAGGTAATAAATATAATTTTAGATAATAATTCCTAACCGAAATCAAAGGGGGGAGTGTCAAAAACACTCTTTTTTTGCTGTAAAATTATGGAAACCAAAAAGCGTCCAACACTATCAGACCCAGAGGAATTTGCCTTAATTAAGCGAATATATTTTGGTAGTGATTTGGTTGACAAAGAATACATAGACCCAATAGAAAACTTAGAACGAATTGATGCGAAACAAAGGAATATAAATAATAATTCAAGATAACTTATGAAAATTGATGTAGCGTTAGAAGATATCAAAAGCAATTATGTTAAAACTATTGACTTAGTTGATGGTCTTCCATTCTCACAAAAGAAAACCATAAGAACTATTGAATTTTACAACAACTCGAAGTATTTGAATGGTCAGAAAGACGAACTTGGAAGAGACAAACCATTCTATCAGATTTTAAATGCAATATGCGATGTTGAAAATGCCGCCAAAGATTTAGACACAAAGGATATTAACATAACAAGCGATGACGGCAATCATTATTTAGAAAGCTGGTTGATGTCAAAAGATATTCAAGTTTGGATGAAGGAAGTGAACTTTGCAAAAACGCTGAACGATATGAGAGATACGCATACAAGATATGGTTCTCTTTTAGTTAAGAAAGTTGTAAAGAAAGATGAGAAAGGCAAGAAGATGTTGAGTTTAGAATTACCTGAATGGAAAAACACCACAACAGACCAAGTGAACATAATACAAGGTGTAATAGTTGAAACCCACTGGATGACGCCGGTTGAACTTTCAAAGATGACTGAATGGAAAAACATAGATGAGGTTCTTTCTAAATGCAAAGGAGTTAATAAGAGAATTCCTATTCACGAGATAAGAGGCGAGTTTGACCAAGCAACTTTCAAGGAATGTAATGGCGAAAAATACACACCAAAAGACGAAAAGAAGTTTTCTTATCAGTTATATTACATAGCAGGAAATCCTACTGACGCAGGAACAACAGAAAAAAACGATAGATTTATTCCTTGTTATTGCGAAGACGACACCGATAGAGTTTATAAGTATCTTGCAAGAAAACCACGAGCAGGTAGGTCATTTGGTGTAGGAGTAGTTGAAGAAGGCGAAGAAGCCCAAGTATGGACGAATGACGCTGTTTTGAAGCAACATAGAGCAATGGAATACACCACAAAGGTTGTAGGACAATCGGCTTCAAAGAAACTGAAAGGTAGAAATTTGTTGAATGAAGTTGACGATGGAACTATTTTAGAGCACGAGGATGGGAAACCAATCACGGCTCTTAATCTTCTTCCAGCAGGAGGACTTCAACAATACAGCAATTTAATTCAACAATGGTATAACCAGTTAGAGAAGACTACAAGTGCTTATTCAGCTCAAAGAGGTGAAACTCCACCGTCAGGAACTCCGTTCAGATTACAAGCAACAGTTTTACAGCAATCGTCAAGCGTGTTCAAAACACTTCAACAAGAGTTTGGTATCTTTTTAACTGAGATATTTGAAGATTGGGTTATGCCATATTTATCATCAAGGTTGAATAGAGAACATATTTTAGCTTATGAGTTTTCGCCCGATGAATTGAAGAACATAGATAAGCTGTTTTCAATAAAAGAAGCCGGCAGTAGGTCGGTTAAAATGATATTAGGCGATAAACCATTTACACAGGAAGATTACGATGCTTGGCTTCAAGTTGCAGATGATTTTATAAAATCCACAAAAGGACAAAGATTTATTCAGATACCAGAGAACTTTTATAAAGGATTCAAAGCTAAGTTGACTGTTAACATAACAGGCGAACAAAGAAACAAAGCCGCTACACTTGAAAGTTTGAGTAATATACTGACGGTTTATGCCTCTAATCCTAATATGGCTAACGACCCAGTGGCTTCTCAGTTATTAGCAAGGATAATAGAATTATCTGGTGCTGGGATAAGCCCAGTGGCCATAACAGAAGCCATAAATGAAAAAGCAAAGACAGACGCAATGGCACAAGAACAGATGATGCAACAACAAAATTCAACACGAAACCCTAATCCACAAAAATTATCCTTAACCGCCTCAGGTGCAAAAGTATGAAATCTTTACAATCTTTCAATTTAGACAAAGATACCAAAGAGAATGTAAGACAATACTTGTTGCAGTTTTTCAGAGATGAAGCAGTAAGAAAACTAATGAACAGAGAAGACACGGTCGCTTTGGCAGATGCAACAGAATTACTGGACAAGG